ACCGGCACCGGGACCCGCAATTCGCCCCATCAGCCCAAACGCCGCCCGCCAGGAGCTTGATGTCCCCATAAGAGCCCTGTTTATAGAGAGACCCCTTATTGCCGCCAGGATCAATCCATCCCCAGGGCGGTTCGGTATGGGTCATGGCCAAGTCCATTGCGGCGTTTGCTGCCCCAGGACTAACATACTCAAGCCGGGCGTCCGCCCCGTCATCATAATTGACCGCCACACCGTTGACTGCGGCGTTGGCATCATGTTTGATCGGGAGCAGATAGTTGGGATCGTTGCTCAGAGCCCAGGAGTCTTTTCCGTGAATCGTATTGTTAATGAGGAATCGGTATGGTAAGGTAGCGTCGTAGTCGAAGTAGAGCGGCAGGCCGGTGGCCGCCCCCGCATCGTGTTTGACGATAACCTTATAATTTGTTCCAAAGGTCAGTACCACGTCCGCCGCCACGGTAGCCAAATTGCTGCACAGGTAAGGCGTCCCATCTACCCCAAACTTGACATAAATCGGATTGCCTCCGGGGGCCGCAGCGTGGTACAGAGTGGTGGTTTGCGAAGCCGCCACATAGGCTACAGCGCCACGGTCGAACCGGTAGGACTGGTCCTGAAGCCATTGCCATATGACCCCGCAGCAGTCCTCGCAGCCAATATTACTAATCATGCGGCGGCTGGTCGTGTCTACATGTCCTCCCGTGGTAACGGGGTCGGCCGATCCAAAGATATTAGTTTTCTGATTGCTGCCCGCGGCAATGACGGCAAACTCGTCGTCGCTCAGGAGCCGTTTTTTCACCGCCGCCAGGTCGTCAACAAAATCCATCCAGGTGCGGGTATCGGTGATGGTCGCCCCGTAAACACTGGCCGAGGTAGCCCCGGTAGAAGATTGTAGGTAGATGTCCACCCACACCCGGGCCGACTCCGACCATACCATCCCCTCAGGTTCGCACCAGGGGCGGTGGTTGAGGCACCAGACCGAGGCCGGGAGAATGGCCTTGACCGCAAAGTCTGTCAGTGTATGCCCGGCAATTGTGCCTACAGCCACACACAGGGTGTGGAATCCGCCGATCTTCCGGCTGTCATCCGCCGAGTACCCCGCTGGGAAGGTGGAATTGAGACTCACCTTAATCTGACCATCCTCGCAGACATAGACGTAATAGTCCTTCCCTGCCTCGATGACCCCGGTGTCCAGATAATCGGCCACGGCGAAGGTGGTGTCCTCATCCCAGCGCAGCATCGTATGCTGATTGCCGTTGATGATTTTAATCATGGTCCCTTCCCGGATGGTCAACTCCGTTTGTGAAGCCGCCACCAGGAATGGCTTATATAGGGCCGATAGATCGGGAAGGAAACGAGCATCGACAACACTGCGTCCACTAACCAGTGCCGGTCTCATCTAACTACCCTCCCCGACCCCAAAGATCAGTTGCAGGCAATTCTCGGTATAGGTTGGGGTGCCTTTAGTGACAATCAGAGCATATAGCGTAGTGCCGGCGGCGGCCTTGATGGGCATTTCAAATCCCATATCCACCACTGAAGCGTTTGCCATTACCTCATAATCGGCAGAGAGGATTTTGATGGTCCCGATCCACTTGAGCCAATCGGCGGTAGTAATCGATTCGGCAGCATTATCAGAGTAGGTCCCGGCCAGGTCAGCACCGAAAATAAAGACCAGCAGGTCAGCATTTTGCTTAGCAGCGTCCACTAGCTTCAACCCAGTGACCTTCCCCTTCCCCTCCGCCACCCGCACTGCCCCGGCCAGGGTGAGTTTACCGCCCACAAAATCCTTTGCAGAGAAGGCGGCGGCGGCGATGACGGGAGTGACCACAATGAGGTCAGACCAACGGCCCACTTCGCCAATGTGGGCCTCCCCGGCAGGAAGGGCGGTGGTAACCCCTAGGCTAGCTAAAGCCTTTTTCAGAGCAGTTATAGGATCGTAACCCCAGCCAGCCGCAGAATAGATAAAACCATCCTTGGTATCAGTTTCATAGAAGGTCGAACCAAATCCTCCCGTAGTTGGTTTGGAATCGATATTCAATCCTATCCAATGACTAATCGGAACGTCTCCAGTGTTGCCCAAAAGTTTAACCGTCATAACACCCCCTCCAATGAAACCTTCCGGAAATGGGTTATAGCGCTTTCTTGGCTCGCGTTCAGTATTTCGATTCCCAGAGCAGAAGCATCGGCTGCAATGGCTGGGATTCCTTTCAGGAACCTGTTGTATGTTTTCCTTGGGTGCCCGTGACCCTTGTGCCAGTGTGTTGCCTGGGAATTAGAATGAGACATATCAAATCCCAAGAGAACAATCTGTCTGGCCCCGAAATGGGCAGCCAGATTGATGGCCGCCGCTCCGGAATTGTAACCCCATGACAACTTACCAGGATTTGTCCCAATGCCGACCTTCTTGGCTCGATCCCTGGGCAAGTACTTTATGCCGTCCGGGTCCAGATAGTCGGGGCAGCCAAAACAACAGCCCACCTTGAGGTTCGGCCACCGGGCCATCCTCTCCCGATGGACCAAATACCAGGAACAGTCCCCAAACAGGCAGACGTCGATCCAGGTGCCAATCTGGTAGGCATTGTTCACCCCGATGACATGTTCCCCATGAATGGGGGTCATGTATGGGGAATAGGTGTCCGGGCCATGCTCCCCAGACCGGACCCTATCAACCACATCGTTCGGGATACCGAACTGCCTTGGCATGGACGGGCCGCCACCAATGATGAAGCAACGGCCGCCATCCCACATCCTCGGGGCGGTCCAGGACATTACCCCAGATTCTCCACCAGTCGTTCGGCATCGGCTAAGGTCATCGGCTTCTCATTGACCGGCTTGCCCTGACCATCCAGGACGTTGTACCTGCCAGGGCCTATGGTCGAGATGGAGTATTCCGGTTTGACCGGTTCTACTGGCTCAAACCCTGGGTCATTCGGCAGGTCGTCTGGATTGACTGGGACGATGGTATCCCGGAAAACCTTGGGGATGTCCTCGGGGCGGGCCATAAATGTCTGCCCCGGCCCGATAACCGTCTTGTCCCGGAGAGTCAGTTTGCCGGAGATTTTCCGCCACCTGATTTCACCTTCTTTTGCTTGGTTAGCCATAAGTCACCTCAACATCAAATCAGACGGGGCATGATTAGCCTTGCGTCTGGAATTATACGGAGCCGTGTACGATACCACAACTGCCGTCGCCGGTTGCCCGCACCTGGGGAACCGCAATACGAAGCACCTTGTACTCCGTCGGGCTCAGGCTGGAACCGACCTGCCACTGAACGACCTGGGTGGCCATGCCCTGCACCAAGCGCACGGTCTGGGTCAACATCTCGACCAGGACCACGTTGTTGGCCGGCAGGGTGTCGATGACTTTGACTCCCTTGATACCTTCGATCTCCAGGATACGGGCACGAATGGACTTCGGGTAGCCGGCAACGTAATCCTCGCCCATGACCGTCTGGTAGGCGGTGGGGATGTAGAGCATCCATGGACCGTAATGGCGGTCATTGACCGAGGCCTGGATCATGCCCAAAACGTCGGCCAGGATATTGGCACCGGTGTCGGCGCTCCAGGCCGTCCCCAGAGCATAGGTGTTACGACTGGGGTGATCGAGGTAGCTGTAAATGAAACCGCCGCCGAAACTGAACGGGGTCTCATCGACATTGAACAGCATGTGCTCCAGCTTGTCGTTCACCACCCGGGTGGCCTCGGCCACTGAGTCGACATCCAGGGGATTGCCCAGACGCCGACTTGCTTCCAGGGTACGGGAGCTGATGCTGAAGTCACTGTGGATCACCGGAATGGGCAGGTAATGGGTGTTGTACTGCACCCGGTCCTTACGGCTGCGCACCTGCGGGTCCATACTCACCTCAGCCTCCATGGCCTCGTTGATGGAGTGATACTCCAGCACCGTGGTGCCCATGGCATTGGTGAGGTTGTAGACCAGATTGTTGTCGATCAGGTCTTGGATGCCACCGAGCCGAACATGGGCGGCAGCCTGGACGGCTTCGTCCAGCTGCTTCCACTCATCCCTGCGCAGGGTGCCGTAAACCTGGATGCCCAGGTGTTGAAGCTCATCCCGGCGGTAGACGTGGTAGCTTTCTTTTTTCTTGGGGTCGCCACCCTTGTAGACGGTGAAGTAGGTGTGACCATCCTCGCCCAAGGTGGGCCGCATGAAGGCCGGGTTGATCCGGCCCTGCTCGGCGATGTAGCTCGCCAGCTGGCCCTGGACCTGGCCCTTGCCGAAGAAGTCGACATTTGCTTGCATATTATATGATCCTCCTTTCACTCAGTGGCCTTAGACCACTTCGACGATGATACGGCCGGTGACATTGGTGTCGCCGCCGGAGCTGGTGGACCGGTCCACAGCCTCCTTGGTCTTGGCCACGATGGAGGCCGGCAGGTCCTCAGTGGCGGAGTCGCCACCCTTGATTTCCTTCAGGTAGCCGTCCCCGTTGGAACCCAGGAAATCGCCGATAGCCACATTTTCGCCATCAGCCAACAGGGCGTAGACTTGATCACCCTTCTGGGGGTGCCAAACCCGGACCTGCTCGCCGGCAGCGTAGTTGTCGCCGATTTCATCGCCCTCAAGCTCGTTCTCCAGGGCGAACATAGCCGCTGCATTGCCGTTCCGGGTGGCGTGTGCCCGTAGGAGGCCGGTGGTCATTTCTTCCACCAGCATGCCCGGGGTAATAGCCGCATTGGCCGTAATTTCCTCGATGTTGGGGTTCTCCCCCTTCAACAGAATGGTGTTAGCCATACTTATTTCCTCCTTTGATCCCTGGCCTTATTCCACGCCCGGGGGATAGACTGCCTGAGACTCATGGCCGCCACGATTGACTTGCGGGACCGGGCCATTCAGGCTGAAGTCGGTGGGCACCTTGATGGCCCGGGCCAGGTCATCCAAGTCCTGATCCTGCATGGCCTCCAGGCGATCTTTGGTGTACACGTCGGTATTGGCCAGGATATGTCCGATCTTCCGTGCCCGCTCCTGGTGGTAGAGGCCGAGACCGTGCTGGAAGACCGCCCGGATTTCCGGCGGTGCCAGGGCCAGAAACTTGTCCTTGTCCCCCAAGTCGTCCTTGAGAACTTGGATGGCCTCTTGCTTGGTGGTGGCCTGGTCGGCGTTGGCCTGCATGGCATCCAGCTTGCCTTGCAGCTCGTCGATCTTGGCTTTCAGTTCGGCCTTTTTCTCCGTGGAGGTCATCAGGATGTCGATGTCGGCCTCCTCCATGGCCAGAAGCCGCTCACGGTGGTCTTCGGAATAGAGACCGGCCTCGATGAGCATCTGGACCTTTTCCTCGCAGCAAGGCTGCTTGTTGTTATTCGGCATCTTGTGCCCTCCTTCATTTATGTTTACATATTCGGTCTTCTTCACAACGGGGATGGCCTCACCGGTGAATTCGATCTTGTCATCCTTGATCTCATAGTCCCTGCGGAAGGTGTCACCGTCCGCCATGGGGGATGGTTGGTCACCGCCCTTGGGTCTGACTTGGTAGATGAAATAGTCATCGTAGCACTCAACCAGGAAATGGACCTTGGTATCAGAGTCCATCCGGTCGAGTTTGGCCTGGATCTGGCCGGCCATATCCTGGTGGCTCATCTCATTGATGGTGATCGAGAAGCCCTCGGCAGCCAATTCCTTCACGTCGGGGTGCTCCCCATTTGCGACAAATTCAAGCACTTTTGGCACCTCCAATTCGGCATCGAACTCGTCGTTCAGCAACCGGTACGCTTGACGCCGAGCACTGATCCGCTGGGCGGCAGTGATGTTGGCCTGGGCACCCCGGCCCCCGATGACGGCCCGCAGGGCGGCCTCGTTCAACTTACCAGTTTTGGGATTGACCACCGGGAACATCAGCTCACCATAGTTAGCAGCGGCATCGTCGCCGATCAGGAAGTGGCCGGCGACGGTAGCCTTGTCCTCCTGGGAGAGGGTTTGCCATTGGCCGGATAACCCGAAGTCGGCCAAGTTCGGCTTTGACCAGGGAGTCGACTCGGTGCCGTCAAACTTGATGGCGTTGGTTTGCATCCCTTCCTGATTGGCACGGACTCCGCATCCATCATTCCAGGAGCAGGCGCCGGTGGCCCCTGGTAGTAGGGCAAGATGATCCGGTCTATGGTTCCGGGCTATGCCGATATACGACTCCCCGTTCCACTCCCCGGCCACCATGTCATCCTCGGTGAACACACCGACACTGACATCCATGGGCTTGCCCTTCTTGAGGTGGGCCAGTGCCTCGGGCGCAATCCGGGAAATGAGTTCTGGATCAATCCAAACCTCAGCCCGGAGCTTGCCATCGTCCAAGTGGGTGTTGAAGACCCGACCCACGACCTGCTTGTCCAGGACCGATGGCTGGTTGCAGGACACCGGGGTGCCATCATTGTCGACCGGGTGCTGGATAGCCACCGGAATCCCGTCCCAGGAGGCCGGGAAGCGGCCCAACTCGGCAGCATCGTGAAACAGTGGACCATGGGAGCCAGCGTGGACGCCAGATGTCATCATGACCACGGGTAAGACAAAATGTTTCTTGCCACCGAGTGTCTCTTCCCGAATGGTATAGTTCTGTGCCAGTAGGCCGTAATGTTCCATGTTTTCCTCCTGAGTTTTCACTTCCTTCCACTGGCCATGGCAGATGGCTGCCCGCTGATCGTTCTCGGGGTACTCGTCATTCATGGCCGAGTCCCCCATACAACGGGAAATGAAATCATTTTGTTTCTCACCTGACTGTGGCTTGGGGATTGGCATCAGCAATATCCGTACGATTTCCTGACCGATGGGGTGGCGTTCTTGAGCCATCTTGGAATAGGGGATTTTCTTTTAGATTCGACAACCGACTTATGAATTTCTCCAGACGAACCACACGAGTCCCGGTCCGGGCACTCGGTACAGAACAGATCAAGGTATCTGCATGTCTCTGGGGTCAAGCTGCCCATTCAACCTCCCAAAAAGAAAAGCCGGGTCCCATTGTTGGGGACCGGCCTCGGTTCTTCCGATGATCCTGTGGTCTTGGCCCTGCTATGTCAATCGGCCTGGGTTCTTCCCATAGCCTTCAAACTTATAATAAAATGTTCTCCGAAAAACACCTAAGATTATTTTTTGTTGTTCTTTCCATTGCCATTGCCTCCAGGTGGTAGGAGTTTCTCGTTTTTGTTTGCAAGCACGAGCTTCCCGGCCTCGTACCGGGAAATGACCTCGCCGTAGCGCTTGTTGTCCACCATGTCACGGTGGTTCTGGAGCAGGAATTGTTCGTCTGGGGTGAGGAGGGTCATTGGTTAGCCTGCTGAGTTTGTTTTCTTTCTTTTCTTTCTTTTCTTTCCTTAGCTCTTTTTCTTAATTTTTCTCTGGTTTCTTCGGATACAATATGTCCCATATTTCGCTCACTCATTTTTTGACGAGATTCAAGAGAGTGTTTCTTTCCGAGATTAGCGGCTCTTAATTTTTATTTAGTCTCTTCGGTTAAAACTGCTCCTTTTCTTGGTGATGGCTTACCTTTATGACCTTCGCTGTTTTTCCTTTTGGCCTCTTCTGTCTGAGGAATACCCTTATTCCATGCAATTTGACCAAGATGAGCAAGACGATTCTTTTGCTTTGCTTCTTCGGTATGTTTTGCCCCAGAACGAGAGCATCTTCCCCCAGGAAGAGCCTCATTTCTAATTTTTTCTTTTGTCTCATCAGTATGAATAATGAAATGTTTCCCAATATTGGCAAGACTAAGTTTTCTACGATGCTCCTTAGAAATGGATTTGCCACGATGAGATTGGCTCATTTTTTGTCGAGTTTCTTTTGTATGTTTAGAACCTTGTTTAGCCCTTCTTATTCTTTCTCTTATTTCCAAAGATAGATTTACCCCTCCATCACCCCCATCAGTCCCATTTGCTAAACAACCAGTGCCTAAGTCTATCCTACCATATTCCTTAATAGCCTCTATTTCGAGTTCGAATGCCTCTTGTTCTGTTAATCCATCAATAAAAATATCCTCGACAAAATCTAATCCTCGTCTCCAGAGCTTATGAATAACTCTAATTTTTATTGTTTTTCTTCCTGGTTTATGCAATAGAGTAAGTGCTTCTTTTCTGTGGTCACTGGATCTGCCATTACTTCCTTTGCCGATATAAAAAGGTTGACCAAGATCTGGGTCTAGAAAGTCGACTTTATCTGGCCGACGGAGATAGTAAAGATAGAATTTATGTTTACTTTGAGTCATTTTTTCTCCATTGGTACGATGAGCCATGCGCAACGGCAGTGGGGGTGAACAGGCAGTATATTCCAGGCTTCAGCTATAGAATATCTCTTACCTTGAAGGCCGACACAAACCGGGCAGACATTGAACCCGGCATTGACAAACTCAACTTCTGCTGTGACCCCAGCAGCCCCCCATTGCAATGCCTCTTGAAGGGTTCCATAAGCATGAGCACGAATAATTTCTGTACGGGCTAACATTCTAGCCCTTCTTTCTGCTGGGATAAATCTTCCAAGAGAGTCAAAAATTCCAAATTCAGAAGCACCCTTGCCATCAATCGTAGCCAGAATCTTCTTAGCTAATGGAATGGGATTATCACCATCTGCTAACCCCTGAGCCAATATTGCAGATATCTTAGAATCCATATCTTGTGTTATGTTTTTCAACTGATCGAATGCCCTGCTATAAGCAACTCCGACACGAGTTATATGAAACGGAGTCGACATACTGGCCACTATCCCACCCGTGCCCTCCAGGGCCGGGACCGGGTAGCCGGCCTTGCCCATCTCATAGCGGGCACGCTGGACACCCCTCTGATATGAATCTTTTACAAAAAGATCAGTCCAGGCCTCCTCGGTGGCCTGGCCGAACTGCGGGATGTGCATCGTCTCCAGGATACCCAGTTCCTCCTGCTTCCTGAGCCATTTCATGAATGCCTCTTTCTTGGCCTGGGTCGTGGGGAAGTCGAAGTTGCGGAAGGTCGGCGGCTCGGGGTCGGCAAACACCCTGAACCCGGCGGGATTGGTGAAGCCGAAGCAGTCACGGTCAACAACGGCCGTCCGGATGGCGGCCTTCAGCTTGTTGAACCGCTTCCGGATTTCCCGCTCGAAGCTGTCCCTCAGCACCTGTGTCCGGGTCGGGTCCACACGCTGGGCACGGACATGAATGGAGGGGTAGTTGGGGAGGAGGCGGGGCTGGGAGTGGGTGGAGATGTTAGCTCCAAGATCAATTTGTCTTATTTCGTTGACATTGGTCCATAACTCACCAGCACCGCTACGGCTTGGGATAATGTTATTCAATTCGGATCGATATTTATAAATTGACTCGACCCCAAATCTCTTTTGATATGCCTCTGCCTGTTTCCTATTGCCAAAAAACGAAACAACTTCTCCCTGTCCACCATGGGCTGGGCCAACACGATATAAATCTATTTGTTCCGGAAGATATTGAGATTTAAAATATTCGACCTGAAGAGCCCGTTGTAATAGTGGATTCCTCCTTGCTGTATTATATGCATGCTCTTTGGCATCGCCATCCGACCCCCTCGTCCATAGGTCGGAATGCCTGTTAAATATACCTACGTCGGCGTCATTGCTATCCAAATAGTTTTTTGCAGCTTCTACAGTCCATAATGACTTAACTATTCCTCCCCCAGAACAGAACCGCTCCTGCTCATCATGGCAGGGGTTGAAGTGGACGGCAGGCCGCTTCCTTCTGGAAAGGCGCTGGGTGGCGGTGAGGGTGATCATCTACTTGCTATTCCCTGACCATATTCTTTCTCGGCCCACCATTGGGCCTTGACCAAATCAAGATCATAATCATAGCATAAATGAAGCCATGGGGGTAGTCCCCAAGTCTTGCATTTAGGACAATAAAAATCTTTCTGTTTCTTGCTCACTTTCTCAAACTCTCCTCATAGGCCAGGAACCGGAGCTGCTCGTCGTAAAGAGGAGCATCCTCAAGCCGGACGCCGATCTTCCTAATGAGTCTGGCCTTCTCCCGTTCCCGGCGCTCACGCAGGCGGCGGTGGGTAATATGGTTGGGTTTGAGTTGGAGTATGGTCATTCTGTCTCAGGTTCTTCTTTTTCGTCCGCAGGCTTCACCCCACCCTCCGGAATCTCTGGCCCCTCAGGCAGTTCCGCCTCTTCCTTCTTTGCATCAGCAAGGGCCTGCGCCAACTCCTCCTCGATGAGCTCAATCTGCTCATCGTCCAGGGCCAGGCCGACCCGGTAGAACGACTTGGCCGGGATCACGGACGGAGCGCCAGGGCTGGAGGCATACTTGGCAATGGCCTCAGTCCTGCGCACCCCGATCTCGACCTTCTCCTTCTCGGACATGGCGAACAGGTCGAGCCACCGGATGGAGTAGCCACCCTCCCCAGCCTCGGGCAGGATTTTCCAACCGATGAGCCGGTCAACGAACGGCCTGATGATGGAGGGTTCGGCAAACTCTTCACGCCGACCCTGGATGGTGGCCTGCCAGCTCTCGTTGTCCTGGGAACTGGCCAATTCCCCTCTCTCAGACCCGGTCAGAATGCGCTTGGGGATCTGGGTTTCGGCAGAGATGAGCTGGATCTGGGTGTCGATGTGGCCTTGGGGATCAGCTACCTGCTGGGCCAGAGACTCCAGCTTGCCGCCCTGCAACTCCAAGATGCGGCGCAGGTTGTGCTCATACTCGTCGAACACGTCGATCAAGGTATCCCGCATGGTCTGGGTCATGTTGAACTCGGGATCCATGTTGAAGGCATAGCCGGGGCGGGCACCCCGCCAGAACATCTCGGCACTGCCGCCGGCGATCTTCTCCACATCCTTGAGACGGTTGAACACCGCCTCCAGCCTGGGGGTACCTTCAATATCGGATTCCAGGGAACCGTCTGATACATGGATGACCCGGGAGTGGTGAACCTGAAGGGTGACCATGGCATTGGACAGCAGGTCAGTATTGGTCAACTGGTACAGGTTGGGTAGTCCGTAGCGGGGGTTACTGGTATCTGTCTCATATTGGAGGATCATGGCGTGACCCTCACCATAGGGCCGAACATAGAGTAGGTCGTGTTTGACCCCTTGTACTGGCTGCATCTGGTCGGTGACGGTCTTAGCATCGGACAGACCCAGGAACAGCACCCCGTAGCGGCCCAGACCGGTCAGGCGGTCGAGACGGGCAAACACCGAGCGGAGTGATAGCTTGTC